GGGCGGCGGCTCGGGACGTGTATAAATATTCGCCGCGGCATGTGCTCAAATCGGAGACGGTACATTGATGGGCAAACGGTCGAATTTCAGGCGCAGCAAGGGCGACTTCTACTCGACGCCGCTTGCACCTGTGCAAGTTTTGTTGCCGTGGCTGGAATCGCAGACCAGATTTTGCGAACCGTGTGCCGGCAATGGCCGTCTTGTGGACCATCTTGTTGCTGCCGGACATCATTGTGTGGCAGCGTGGGATATAGAGCCGCAACGGGCTGACATCGATAAGCGGGACGCTCGACGACGGCTCATCGGCAACATCGACTGTTTCATCACCAACCCGCCATGGACCCGCTCGTTGCTGCATCCGATCATTGATAATCTTTCCATGCAACACCCTACTTGGCTATTATTTGACACCGACTGGATGCACACGCGGCAGGCCAATACCTATTGGCAGAAGTGCTCACTGATCCTTGCAATCGGCCGCGTGAAATGGATTGAAGGATCGCCGTTTGTCGGCAAGGACAATGCCTGCTGGTATCGGTTTGATCCAGGACACATAACGGGACCACGCTTTATCGGTCGCAGCGACGGCTACGACGCTCAAGACGACTTCGCCAAATCGATCAATGTTGCCTATCAGGCCATTCGCTCCCGTAAGGCGGCCGGCGGCAAAGGCTGGCGCGAGTGACCTCTGCGGCCAACGATCCGATCGCCTGGCACGACTATGCCGGGCTGCGAGCCGCGCTCAATGAGTGGCGCGAGCGGCGCAATATATCGTTCGACACGCTTGACCGGCTGGCCGGCACCCCGGAGCGATTTTCGTCCAAGACATTCGGCCCGCACGCGGCGCGGCGGGTTACCATGGACACACTGTTGGATTATCTCGCCTCGCTCGCCATCAAGGGCACGTTAGAGCACGACCCTGCGGCATTTGCCGAGCTGCAACATCGGCTGCAGGCGCGGAACACGTCGCAAGTACGCAACAATGTTGTGCATATCGTCAGGACCAAGCGCGATTTTCGCGATATGGGACGCATTGGGGGTGCCAACAGCCGCAAATACATGACCCGGAAAGCGGCGCGCAAGCTCGGCAAAAAGGCCGCTGCGGCACGCTGGGCGAAGGTTATCCAGTGGAATGACGTGAAGGAAGCGGCGCGCAATGATAAAAAGTAGCCGCGGACCGCGGGGCTATTGGATTGTGAGAAAATGCGGGCATCGTCGCTGGCGCATTTACGCCTGCTTGGATGGCATAAAAGCTATTCCTTGCGTGGTGAGGTCCAAAAGACAAGCCATCAGAGCCATTGATGAAATCTCCAAACTTTCACGCCGGCGCGCCTTCGCTATCAAGCGCCGCGATGAACGTGAAAGGCTTGCTCAAATGCCCGCTGCAAAGGCGCGACAACAAAGCAGCGTGCCTCGAAACGTAAGAGCTAGGCGCGCGCTTCGTGTTCTAGAGGAACTCGGAATCCAGATTTAGGAGGTTGAAATGCATGGAAATGTCAGGAAGCAAGGCGCGGGAACTCTCGGAGAGACTGCGCTGGATATTATCAAGGATTGCATAGCAAAAAACCCCGACGCTGAGAAAAGTGAGATATTCGAGAAGTTTATAAAGCGGATAGAGAAAAACCCGCAGGCATATCGCGAAGCTCTCATGTATTTCTTCACCAACATGTACTGGTCTCTCCGAGACGGAAGAGCTCATCACGGCTCACAAGGTCATCGCGAGCGCGCTGAAGAGAATCGATTAAGCATCGACAGCGCTAAACGACAACTGTGGCTCATGAAACTCACCCTCCCTAGCGGCAAGCTGGTGGAAGAGGCCACATTCGGCGAACTCGCCAAGGCCGGCGGCATCTTCACGGCGTGGTCGAAACTGGGCAAGCCGAGCCAGATCGTCGGCAAGACCGTCACCGAGGCTCAATTGCGAAAGGCGGCAAAATGATCTCCCGCCGCTCAATCTTCGGCCTGCTGCTGGGGGCGATTGTCCCTCAGCGGCGGGCTGAGCGCTCTGATATTGACCTGCGAGAGTGTTTTCTATTCCGACGCGGGCCAGGGTCGCCTCCATCACTTGGGGAAAGGAATTAATGGGAATTATATACATCATGCTTATCCGGTTGCCACACACAAACGCTGAGCCATACTAGGGGTAGGACATGCGATTGATTGACCGCGAAGCTCATTGGGTGACGTTGCAAGGATGGAGCGCGGATGACCCGTTCTATATCGGCGTCTCGTTTCTTTGTCCGCATTGCCCATTTGAACGGTGCCCGACGTGCGGCACGGCAAAAGGACGCCGCATTGCTGTGAGTTTTTGGCCCCCTATTGATCCGGCGAATTGGTTACCCCGCATTAGCCAGCCGCAGCACGATAAATTCCATACCCGCGTTAGTGGTGAAACTTTCGACACACTGACACTGCGGCCCTCGGTGCGTGTGGAAGGCCACTGGCACGGCACAATCGAAAACGGCGAGTTGAAACCCGCATGACCACAAGATGTAGGGCTGTGTGTCTAAACCGGATAAGCATGATGTATATAATTCCCCTTCCCAGAGGGGACCTCCATGAAACTCACCCAAACTGCCATCGCGAAGATCGAGTTAGCGCCGGGGCAGGCCGAGCGCATCGTATTCGACGAGCGACTTTCGGGCTTCGGCCTGCGCGTTCGCGCCGGCGGAAAGCGGACCTGGATCGTGCAATACCGCGTCGGCAAAAAACAACGCCGCAAGACGCTCGGCTCGGTCGACAAGATCATGGCCGCGAAGGCCTACAAGGTTGCCGAACAGGACTTGGCCGGCGTCACGCTCGGCACCAGCGATCCCCAGGCGAAGAAGATCGAGGCTCGCGCCAAGGCGTCGGAGACCTTCGAGACGATCGCCGCCCGCTTCCTCATCGCCAAGGAAGGGCAAGTGAAGCAGAGCAGCTTCGACCAGATCAAAACGCACCTGACGAAGCACTGGTCAACCTTCAACGGCCGCTCCATTCACGACATTGCCCGGCGCGATATTGCCACTCGGCTCGGGGAGATCGCCCAGGAGCGCGGGCCATATGCTGCGAACCGCGCCCGCGCCACGCTTTCCTCGTTCTACGGCTGGGCGATGAACGAGGGGATAGTGGAGGCAAACCCCGTCGTAGCTACCAATCGGCAGACGGACGAAAAGGCGCGGGACCGCGTACTCTCCGACGCCGAACTGGTCGCAATCTGGAACGCCAGTACCGGCGACTATGGCGGCATCGTTCAGTTGCTGATCCTGACCGCGCAACGCCGCGATGAAGTCGGCGCCATTGCCAGAGGCGAACTCGACTTAGCCGGCCGCAAGTGGACAATCCCCAGCGCGCGCACAAAAAATGGCCGCGAGCATGAAATCCCGCTGTCCGATCCCGCGCTCGCCATCCTGAAAACAGCAGCCGCCCGAAAAGGCCGTGAGGCTCGCGAGGCCATTTTCGGCGACAGCGAAAGCGGCAACGGTTTTTCCGGCTGGTCCAAGGCGAAGGCGGCACTCGATCAGCGCATCGCCGACGCCGCGGCCGGCACGAAGGAAAAGAAAAAGCCGGTGCCGTGGCGCGTGCATGATATTCGCCGCACCGTCGCGACGCGGATGGCTGATCTGGGCGTCCTGCCTCACGTTATCGAGTCCGCATTAAATCATATCAGCGGGCACAAGGCGGGCGTGGCAGGCGTCTATAACCGAGCGCTGTACTCAGCGGAGAAGCGACAAGCGCTAGACCTGTGGGCGGTGCACGTCGAGGCATTGCTTGGGGAATTATATACTTGAGTCCCTTTAGTTCGCGCAGAGATTAATCAATTCAATCAATAACTTACGGGTATAGCGTGGCGAATACGCGACCTGAACCGGCGGTTGTAAAAGCCAAACTGGCCGAGATAGCGCAGCGCTACGCTCGCAAAAGCCATTACGCCACCAAACCGCAATTCGCGGCAATTCGCGTGTCCGAACTCAATCGACTGTTCCGCGCTCGATATGGCGAGGTGCTGCCGCAAGACGACCGCGGCCGAGAGGCCATGTGGATTATCGCGCACCATCTGATCCAGATGGCTGGCGTGCCGCTCGATAGGCTGATGAAATGGTCGGGCTTGATGGCACCGTGGTTGACCGTTGGCGAGGCAATGATGGTCATCGGTGACGTGGCGCAACGGCCTATGACCTGGAAGGCCGACAGTCTCGCGTGGCGCCTACGGCTCACCTATGCCGATCGGCAATCGCTCAAAATCAAGACAATCGGCGCCATCGACTTCAATCGATCCAAACGGGCTGAAAGGCGCCGAAAAGCATCAAAAACACGTTCTAAATTGTGGCGTAAAGCCAAGCGCTTAGCCGCGAACGCAACATAAGACCTGTGTATATGCTGCGTTCGTTTTGATGACCTCAGCGCTCGTGAGCCCATTCGACGGACAGCCGCTTCTTGCTTTATCCTCAGTCGGCCAGGAACGCTCAGCCTCTCGTGAAACGGAGTGAGAGCGTTGTCACGATCCGCAGTTGTCAGGTTTTCCCTGACATGCTCATTCGGCCGTGCGTTGCCAAACAGCAACACCGTGGCGCAATCTTATGTCATGTCAGATGTGGCTTTGACCGAAACGGCACGACAGCCGTTAATCCCGCGAAATCGCTCAAAACAAGCCCGATTGTCCCCGAAATTGCAGTCGGCTGTGGCGGCGATCGTGGAATTTGGGCAAGAGCTTGATGAAGCAGCGGCCACAGCCGGGATGACAACCCATGCCCTGCGCGTCGCATTGGCCAGACCGCACGTTATTGCGGCTGTCAGAGCGGCTAGGGAGGTATTTCATGCTTACGTGCGAGCTCAAAACATTCATCACGCGCGACAAATGCGCAACACCGGTAAGAACGAAATGGCTCGGCTCGGCGCCATGCGGCTCATTGAGGGGGATGGTGACCAGCAACAGCGCGGATCGGCAGCAAATGCCCCGCCTGGCGTGACTATTCGCATCGTCAATGTGGTGCAGGCGGGACAAGCCGTTGCCCAACAGCGTGTCAAGACCATCGATGCAGACGCGATCGAGACCACCCCAGATGCGATCTCGGAGGCGACCGGCAGGGAAAATCGCTGACTTCGCGTCGGCTCCTGCCAACCACCCACACATTTCCGGCCATATCCGCGTGTGACAAGCAATGACCAGCCGCGATAAATATTGCGGCTGCGATTGTTCTTGACTTGCTATTACCAGTTGATATTGTTTCACGGCCGAAATATTTTGGAGCCTGAACATGAAATTGATCGAGATCAAATCGCAGGCGCAGCGGGAAATGCTGCAACGGTGTGCCGACGATCAAATCGAGGCTGCACGTCGCGGAATGACGTGCGAGCAGGCCAAGGCGTCACTGGACGCGCATTCTGGCGGCAGGCTACCGCGGCGGCTTGGGCCGCTCAGACCGAACCGGCATGGGCGTTAAACCTCAGTTAACCGGCGTTTACAGAGCCGTCCGGGTTGATCGTGATTGGGCGATCATCTTCCGAATTGAGAATGGCTTCGAGCTCGGCGACGGTTGAGGGTGTCTTGCGGCGCCACTTCCCGTTTGCCGCACGGCGCCATTCCGCGCCAGCGAAGGCGCAGTCGCGAGCTTTGTGCACCATCGCCATATCAGACAATGGCCGCTCGCCGCATTGCACGTCGCGCTCGCGCTTATCGGCCCACGCCGTCACGAGTTCATAGAATGCCGGGTCTCGGGCTAGCAGAATGAACATCGGCTCATCTGGCAAGGCGTTCGCGTAGCAATCAAATTTGGCCGGATTTTCTTTCGTGCCCATGATTTTCTCCCTGCTATGCAGAAGTTAATCGGTGCCGCACCCGAATCACAGTCCTAGCCGACCACGGCCGGCCGGTGGGGGTTGGCACGGCGGCGGCATTGAGCCGGCGGGCGGCTTGGTTGGCTGAGAGGGTGCCATGCTCGGCAAAGACGGACGCGAGGTCTTGAGCGCGGACAGCCGCTTGTTTCTTGTTTTCGGCCGCCTGGGCTGGATTACCCAGCACCAGGGGCCGGCCGTCGCGGGTGACGCCGCGGGCTTTGGCGGCGGCGAGCGCGGCTTTGGTGCGCTGCGAGATCAGTGTGCGTTCCTTTTCGGCCAATGCGGCGTACAGGTGCAGTACGAACGGATCGACATCGGAACCGAGCTCGGCGACGATGAAGGGGATTTTGTGCACCATGAGGCCGCTGATGAAGTGGACATCGCGGCTTAAGCGATCGAGCTTGGCGACCAGGACCGGGCAGTTGAGTTGCTTGGCCTTGTCGATCGCGGCCTTGAGTTCCGGCCGCTTGTCGAGTGCGTTCGAGCCTTTGCCGGTTTCGATCTCGAGGAATTCCGCGGTGAGGGTTATGGATTCGGCTGCGGCAAACCGCATGAGCTGCTCGCGTTGAGCTTCCAATCCCAGCCCGGACCGGCCCTGTTTCTGGGTCGAGACGCGGATGTATGGAACCGCGACGGTGATCTTCATGGCCATTGCACAATCCTTTGGTTTGTGTCATGGTGTGTCATAGAACGGATTGTGTGTCAAGGCTAGTCTAAGGCGCAGCGGGCATTTCGGCCGGGCGGCACGGGGCTCGGTGAAGAAAAGCATCCTCCGGCCGCTGTTGCCTTCCATGGGGTTCGTTCCGGTCAAGGATGCTGAGCCGTGCGTTAATTCGAGCAGGCCAGTGCTGACAGTCTTTGAAAACGTGCCAGATTTGTTCGTTGAATTGTACAATCGGCAATTCGAGCAATGGGCGCGCGAGTTTCAGAAGCGCGGTCCCTACGCGGCCATCGTGTTCAACCGACCGCGTGGCACGCCGATGCAGATGGACGAGCACAATCAGCCGGTGTGGCACGGCGCATGGCTGGCGGCCGAGGTCGACCGCTCGCGGCCGCAGCATGTGCGTGTTATCATCCGTCCGCGGACGGAGCACGACCGCGACATGATCGAGCGGCACTGCCGGGAAATGCGGCCGCATGTGCTAAATTGACGGGAGGTTGGATTGCCGCTCAAGAAAGGCTCATCCAAGAAAACTGTTTCAGCCAACATTCGCGAGTTGCGCAGCAGCGGTTATCCACAACGTCAAGCCGTCGCGATTGCACTCTCGACCGCGCGCAAGCGGAAGAAAAAGCGATGAGCGCGCCGATTCAACTCGTCACCAAACCAAAGGTTGAGGATGAAGTGCGCGAAAGTGTGTTGCGCGCGTTGAGACAAACTTTGGAGCAGGCTGAGGCCGGCGAGATCGATACGGTCATCATGATCCTTGGTCATCCTGACGGTGAGTGGTCGGATCGTTGCACAAGCACAACAAAACTATCGGAAGCCATAGGCCGGATTGAAATCACCAAACAGGAGTGGATTGCGGAGTATTTGAGGGGCCGAGGATGAGCGCGGGCGACAAGCACGGCGACAGCGATAATCCGGCGCCGGTAGCCGTGGTCGTCAAAACGCTGCAGCGCAATCCCGGCTTGCGCGCGCATCTTGCCCGCCGTCCGATTGTCAACCGGCAATACCGCGTGCCGTACTTGGCCGGCTCGTCGATCGACGGCATGACGACGTACATCGACAATCAGACGCCGGACATCTTTCCTAAGAGCCGCGTCTATCCCGACGAAACCTATCCGTGGCATGAGCGGCCGGAATGGTGGCTCGGCACCATGCTTGGGATGCCGTATTTTCCGGCCACCGGCTACGGTGCGCACCGGCTCGCACACGGCATCGAGCAATACCTGATGAAACTCGACGGCATCGACGATGAGCGTATTGCGCAGTACGAAAAGGAATCGCTGGCGCTGGTCAATATCGACGAGCATGTGAAGTTGCCGCCCGAGGCTTTTCCGCCCGACCTATGGTTAAATCCTTACATCGCCGCGGATGATGCCGACAAGACCGAGGATCGGCTGGATCAAAGATTGCTGCCGTTGCTGCGGCAGGCGCAATTCATCAAGCGCACGGCGGCGTGATGGGCCAGGAATTTGATGTCATCGGCGGCACAAAAGTTGCCGAGTTCATTACATCCAACAAGCCTGTCGATTATATCCAAGGCGATCTTGGATCGGGAAAAACGAAAGCCTGCTGCGTGCGTTTGATGCGTCATGCGCAGGAGCAAAAACCCTCTCCGCTCGACAGCTTCCGTCACACGCGGTTTGCGCTGGTGCGCAACACGATGCCGGACCTGAAACGTTCGACTATGCGGACATGGCTTGAGACTTTTCCCGAGCATATCTATGGCCGTTTCAATTCCGCGCCCGGCTTCATGCAGCATAAAATTTCGTTCGCCGACGTGCGGACGGAGTTCGATTTTATGTCGCTCGACAAGCCGGACGACGTGAAGAAACTGCGCTCGACGGAATACACTGGCATCTTCTTCAACGAGTTGCCGTTCATGCCGAAGGAGATTTTTGACGAGGCCGACAGCCGGTTGCGCTACCCGCCGACAGAGCATTGCTCGTGGGAGGACATAGACGCGGACGGCAAGCGGCGTCCGACCTGGCGCGGCATTATCGCGGACGGCAATGCGCCCGACGAGGATTGCTGGCTCGCCATGATGACCGGACAGATCGATCTGCCGCCGGGCATGAGCGAGGAAGATCGCGCGCAGTACGTCTGGCCGCCCGAGTGGGGACTGTATATGCAGCCGCCGGCGCTGCTCGAACAATTCGACGAGCGCGGCACTGTCATCGGCTACGAGGTCAATCCAAAGGCAGAGAACCTGCAAAACCTGCCGCCGGATTATTATTCGCGGATGTGGCCCGGCAAATCGCTGGCCTGGATTCATTCGCGGTTGATGAACCGTGTGGCGCTTGTGGTCGAAGGCGCCGCGGTGTGGCCGATGTTCCGCCGCGAATTTCATGTGGCGCGGGAAGCGCTGCGGCCGGTGCAGGGTTACGATGTGCTAGTGTCGCTCGACTTCGGACGCGTCTATCCGGCTGCGCTGTTCGGCCAGGAGGTCAATCAACGGCTGTTCGTGCAATACGAAATGCTTGGCTTCAACGAGCCGGCCAGCGTATTTGCGCCAAAGGTCAAGCGCTTTCTCGAACAGCATTACCCAGGCTATTCCGTGCGCTTCGTCGGCGACCCCAAGGGCCGCGACAAGGGCCAGCAGACCGAGCAATCGAGTTACGACATCTTCAACGCCTACGGCATGAAGGTGATGCCGGCGCCGGTGAAGATGAACAATATCGAGGAACGCACGGAGGCCGTTGCCTATGCGCTCAACGACAACCCGTCAGGTGTGAACTATCTGGTCATATCGCCGCTGTGCCGCACCTTGATCGTCGGCATGGCCGGGCGCTATTGTCTGGTGCGCGAGGAAGATGGTGTGCTTCGGCCGAAGAAGGACAAGTACAGCAACCTGTGCGACGCGCTGCAATACAAGGTAATCGGCCGCGGCGTCGGCCGCAAGATGATCGGCATGACCCCGCTGAACGACATGAAGCCGGTGCGGGTTTACAAGGGACCGCGGACGATGCGGCGGGTGGTGGCATGAACAAGAAACTCGAAACTGTCTGCACGGTTCGTTCGCCGTGTAGAGTGAATATGCCAAAAAATCACAACAGCGTTAAAGACCAGATGATTGCCTATCCTGGTTGGCGGTGGCGTTTTGAGAATGGCATGTATTACCATGAAAAAATCCCAAATCCTATCTTGCGATTGTGGGACAGGCTTACGCGCCGCATCTCCTAATGGACGAGATTGCGCTGCCTGACACCATCGAGCCAACCGAATGGTACGTGATCTTCCATCGCAAGGTCGCGGTACGGTGGTTGTCGTGGCTCGCGCTCGGCGAGTTCAAGCACGTGTCGGCCATGGCCTATTGTGCCGGCTTCAAGGCGTGGCTGGTTTACGATACGCAATTGCGCGGCACGCGGATTTACCTGATTGCACATGGCAGGAACGGCGAGACCATAAAGCCGTTTTTCGCCGATTACACCCGCGGCAATGCCGTGGTGAAGATCGCCTGCGGCACCGTGCCGATGGGGCTGTCGTCGCGATGGGGATTGTATTGCGTGCCTGCGATAAAGCATCTGGTGGCCGTGCGTTGCGCCGCTATCCGGCCGGATGCCCTATACGGTGCCCTTCTTCGCAACGGCGGTACTTTGCTCGATGACGCCAGACAGCCCGACGCTGCCCACCGATCCTAATCTCGTTACCGAGCAGCAGCAGGCGCAGCAGGAGCTTGTTGGCAATCTGCAAGCCCAAACTCAAGGCGACATGGCATCGCTCATGGCCCGTTACGGTACGCATCTGGCGCTATCCGGCGTGACCGGAACGGGGCCGAATAATCCCGCTTCCGGCGTTGCACCGTCATTCAACAAGGGCGCCTGATGGCTGACGACCGCCAGCCGGAAATGACGTTGGTGCCGGGACAACCCAGCAAACTCGCCACCGAAGGGCTGGAACGGCTGGCAACCTGCCGGACCTGGAAATCCTATATCGAACTTGACGTGAAGGAAGCCTATTTCTTCGCGTCGCCGTGGCGGCAGCGGCAAATCTCGTCGATGACCGCGCCGTCGCAGCAGCGAATGCTGGATGCACCCGAGCTCAACACCGATCAGGCGTTCATCCTGTGCGAGGATCAGGGCACCGAAGTCATGCAGGCGTTCATGCCCGAGACCGGCAATTGGTGTGAGCGCGGTCCAGGCATGGACATCGACCCGAAGGTCTGGGAGCAGGTCGAGAAACAGGTCAAGGAGGCCGACAACAAGATTTTCTCGGCCATGAAGGCATCGAACCTTTATCCCGAATGTGCCAAGACCTTCAACCCAGATTTGAACATCGGCACCGTGGCGGTCTGGATTCATCGCCCGCATCCAACATCGGCCATCGTCGTGTCGGCCATTCCGTTCCGCGAATTGGAATTCAATCTCGGTCCCTACGGCGATCCCGACGACCGTTTTGCCGTGCGCTACACCCGCAACAGCTACGTGCGCGAATTGGTCGGAGAGGAAATCTGGGCCAAGATCGACGCGCAGGTGCGCGAGGGTATCGAAAAAACTCCGGCCACCCGCACTCAAGTCATCTGGGGATATTGGCGGCTGTGGGCCGAAAAGGGCGACGAGCATTATCAGCATGTCGTGTTTGTCGATCAAAAACTCGTTCACGACAAGACGCTGAAAGGCGAAGGCTCTGTGCCGCTGATTGTCGGCCGTTTCGGCGCCACGCCGGATTGGCCGCACGGCTTCGGTTCGTTGCTCAAGGGCCTACCGACGTTCCGTCAGGTCGACGAATTGGAGCGGTTGCGCATCGAACATTCGGCGCGGTCGATCAATCCGGCCATCACCTATCCCGACGACAGCTTTGCCGCGGTCGAGCAGGGTGTGGAGGACGGTTTTGCCTATCCGGTGCGGCCGGGCTCGGAAAACGCGGTGAAGTCGATCTATACCGTGCCGTCGCCGGAAGTGGCAAATTATCAATATGAGGAAAAGGTCAAGATACTGCGCAAGCTGTTTTTCGTCGATATGCCGGAGCAGCACGGCGATACGCCACCGACACTAGGACAGTGGCTCGATGAAATGGCCCGCGCGCAACGCCGCATCGGCACACCGGGCATGTCATTCTGGCGCGAGTTCCCGGCGCAGATATTTCTACGCTTCAAGTATCTGTTGGAAGCGTCCGGCGCCATTCCGCCGATCCAGGTCGACGGCCGCGCCGTGGCTACGCTGCCGCGCAATCCGGCCCAAGCCGCCGCCGAGCAGCAAGAGGTCGGTATGGCGATGAAGGCGCTGACCTATGTGGCGCAGACCTTCCCGGAAGAATTCAAGATGTATGTCGACGGCAAAGCGACTATTCAGGAGATCATCAAGAAAATGCGCGTGGCCGATCTTATCAAGTTCCGCAGTCCCGGCCAGGTCGACGCGGCGGTCAAGCAGATGTCGCAACTGCTCAGCAACCGTCCGGTGCCGGGTCCGACCGGGCAAACGCCGGGGCCGGCGGCATGACCGACATCAGCGACAAGGACTTCTTTGAAGCGTTCGAGCGGATAGCGCGCACGGACGACGGCCACCTGATTTATCTCTATTTGCAAAAGACACTTTGCGCGGTCGAGACGGATGAGCGTGCGTTGCCAAAAGGGTGGGGTCGCCGTAGCTATGCCTCCGAATTGATGGGCCTGATGGCCAAGGGAATCGAAGAAAGTGGCGGAACCAGCCGAAACACTCCCGTCGTCTTTGCCCGCCGCGAGCCCGTCGCCATCCATTCCCGCGTCACCGCCCGCGACTTCCTCCGCGCCAACCCCGACGCCGACCCCACAATCACCCGCGCCGAGTAGCGCGGCTCCGGTCGCTCGCCCCGAGTGGGTGCCGGAAAGCTATTGGGACGGCAGCAAAAACGAGGTCAAGGGCGGCGATCTTCGCAAGACCTTCGACGAGTTGACCGCATTCAAGGCCGCCGACGAAAGCCGCCGCCTGACGCTGCCGCAGAAGCCGGACGATTACAAGCTCACGCTGCCGGCGACATTCCAGTTGCCGCAGGGCGTCGAGTTCAAGATCGACGACAAAAATCCGCTGTGGGCGCAGGCGCGCAC